TCTCGCCGACGCCCGGCTCGACCAGGACCCAAAGGACGTCGACGAACGCGACCGGGTCGAGGGTGAGACGCTGCAACAGGTCGGAGGTCAAAACCTCCATCAGGTCGACGTCGAGCCGGGCGCGGACCCGGCGGACGTCGGCCACGGTGATCGAGACCGTCCACTGGCGGCCGTTTTGGTCGGTAAAGCTGGACATTATGCAAAACTCGTTGAAGGTGTGGGGATGGCGGAAAATGCCTCTTCTCCGGTCCTTCCCCTCCCCTGGTCGGTCGGGGCCTCATTCACTACCCGGGCGGGATGCCGTAAGCGGCTCGGGGCTTCGGAACCGGCCCGGCTTCGGTTCGGTCACCAGTCAACCAAAATCAACTGGGGATGAAGTCGCTATCGAGGAGGATGCCCAACTTGAACGTGGCCTCGACGGTGGTCGAGAGGTTCGAGGCGACCACGTTGACCACGTCGACGCCGGCCAGCGGGTTGGTCAGGCCCATTTCGTCGGCGTAGAACCAGGCCTCGTTGGGCAAGAGAAGCTGGTTGTGGACGTCGCCCTGGTCGCCGGACCCGTCGAACGACTTGAACAGGCAATGGCCGCCCTTGTCGCAGTGGGCGGCGATCGCCTTGATTTGGTCGCCGTCGAAGAGCATGTCGACGTTAGCGCAGGGGGCCAGGTAGACCGTAGCGTCGTCGGGCGTGGCGGGCAGGGCGGTCCCGGACCCGTTGGCCAGGACGTACTCGTAGTTCGACCCGTTGGGCGTAACGGAAACGACGTCGCAGCCGTAGCGGCACTGCAGGACGCCGTCGGCGTACCAAAACAGGTCGGCCCACTGGCCGGCGGAAATGTAGGTCTGCGTGGCGACGGTTACGGTCTGGGTGCCGTAGGTCCAGGTTACGGACTCCTTGGCGACCGGCAGCGTCAGTTCGGCCGATTGCTGGGCCCCTTCGGTCCGAATGAGCGTCGATTGAATCGAGAGGCCCCCGATCTGAATGACCGAGGACATGGTGGCATTGGCCATCGTGATGGCTCCTTGTGTTGGTGGTTATCCGCCGCTGGCCGGGACGTAGTCGTTGTCGAGCAGGACGGCCAGCTTGAGTTTGGCGGTGGTGGTGGTGGAGAGGTTCGAGGCGACCACGTTGACCACGTCGTCGCCGGCCAGCGGGTTGGTCCGGCCCATTTCGTCGGCGTAGAACCAGGCCTCGTTGGGCAACAGAAGCCGGTTGTGGACGGCCCCCTGGTCGCCGGACCCGTCGAACGACTTGAACAGGCAGTGGCCGCCCAGGTTGATGTGGGCGGCGGCGGCCTTGATTTGGTCGCCGTCGAAGGCCAGGTCGACGTTGGCGCAGGGGGCAAGGATCGGGCTGATGCCGTAGGTGTCGTAGGAGTATTGGGTCGGCAGCGAGTCGCCGGACCCGTTGGCTAGCGTGACGTCGTAGTTGTCGCCGTTGGGCGTGATGGAAACGACGTCGCACCCGTAGCGGCAGCCCCAGCCGCTGGTGGAGCTATACCAAAACACGTCGGCCCAGTCGCCGGCGGCGATCGCGTCGTCGTCGGCCACGGTGATCGTCGACGTGGCGGCGGTCCAGTTGACGGCCGCCTTGGCGACCGGCAGCGTCAAGGCGGCGGCGAGTTGGGCGGACTCGGTCCGGATAATCGACGACTGGATCGAGAGTCCGCCGATCTCGATTACCGCGTTATGGGTGGCGTGGGCCATCGGGTGGGCCTCCTATGTCGGGGCTCAGACCCAGGCCGGCGCGCGGGTGCTGTAGGTCGGCTTGGCGGTAACCGTGACAGTAACCGCCTCTTCCAATTGCTCGTTTCGGGAGAAGTTTGAGATCGTGAAATCGGCGTCCAGGCCTTGGCCCGCGCCGGCGACGTCGTCGAGCACCGCCAACGCAACGGCCGTGTTGTTGAACCAGGCGGCCTTGATGGCGTTGAAGGCGGCGTTGGCCGGGTCCCAGACCATTTCGAATTCCACGCTGCCCTCTTTGAGCGTGGAGACCATTTGCCGCCAGCCGTTGGCCCCGCGGGTGGTGACGTCGGCCTCGGCCTTTTCGAGGTTAAGCGTCACGTTGCGGACGTTGTCGACCAGGTTGGCCGCCGTGGAGCCGGCGGTGCCCCAGTAGAGCTTGCAGTCGAGTCCTAAACGGTATCCCATGTGTTTTCCCCTTGTGTTAGGTGGTTGGCAGCAACGCGGGGAAAACGCGGGGTTGGGCGGTTCTTCTCGGCGGTTGGGTGGTTTGGGTCAGTAACGGACGGAGCGAGCCCAGAACTTGGACAGTCGCGGGCGGATCTTCTCCAGGGCAGTCGACATGAACGGGCGCTCGGGGTACTGGTCGCCGCGGAAACGTTCGCCGTGTTCGTGGGCGGCCCCGGCGCGGCCGATGATGCGGTAATCGGGGCCGACGAGGCCCCAGGTCTTGGCCGCGTTGAGGTAGTAGAGGATCGACGTTTTCAGCCGGCGGGTGGGGCTGCGTGGCGGCTGGCCTTCCGGGCTCGGGTCGCCGCTCTTGTTCGGCTTCTTCAGCGATCGACGCGCGACCACACGCAACAGGCGCAGGGCGTGGCCGAGGTTCTTGATGTCTTCCTTCTTGCGGGTCGCTCGGACCCGACGGAAGTTGTCGCGGGTTTGGACTTTGTAGCCGATCATGGGGTTGCTGGTTAGTTGATGGCGGCGGCGATCGCATCGGCGAGCGCGGCGTAGCCGGCGGAGGTCGGGTGGATATAGTCGCCCGGTTCCTGGGCAAGCAGGCTGTCGTTGATGACAGAGGAAACGTCGATATTCTGTAGGCCGTTGGCGCTACACCAGGAGGCCATCGCGGTGTTGTAGGCGTCGAACTCGGTGTTCCAGTAGTCGGCATCGTGGCCGCCGGCCGTGTAGCCGTCGGCGACGTGGTACAGACTCATTCGGGCCAGGGTCAGGCCGCCGGCGGCGGCGGCGGCCTGCATGGCCGCCCAGTGGCCTTGGTGGGTGGCGATGGGCATTTCCGCAATGGCGTCGTTGAAACCGAAACAAGCAACCACGCACGCCCCCGGGGCGGCATACGCCGAAACCCGAGTTGTCCATTGAGATTCACCCCAGGCGGCTGTCTGGCTGCCAAGGCCGCAATTCATGGAGGCGGCGGCGCCGATTCGAGCGCGGATCAGGCCGGCGAAGTTGCAATCGATCGAGCGGCGGCCGGCTGCGTAGAAATCGGAGTTCAGCGCGCCGGACCATTGGGAGCCGGTGAGCGACGCGCCGATGGTTACACTGTCGCCGTAGGTCAGGACGTCGGGCTTCCAGCCGCGGAACTCGGCAATCAGGTAGCTATTCGTGCTGGTATACGGCCAGTCGCCGGCGGCGAGCTTCTCGCCGTTGGCGAAGTGTAGCTTGCCGGCTCCGGATGCCCCGTAAGTGGCCAGGCGCTCGGCTCCCTGACGTTGGAAGGTGAGGCCGATCGAGTCGCCCGCCTGAATCTCGATCGGGTTGTCGAGGCTTACCCAGGTGGCGTGCGGAATCTGACTATTCGGCAACGTCGATTGGCCCACGGGCGTGTAGGCGTCGAGCGATGCGGCGTCGTTGTCGCGCCAGGCACGAATCGCGGCGTATTGTAGCGGGCCGTTGGCGGCCTCGTCGCGGAGGTAGTAGCGCACGGAGGTGACAGGCCCGTCGATCAGCGAGCGGGCGGCGATCGAGGCGTCGACGGCCGCCGTCGTGTCGGGGTAGGGCCAGCCCAATTCGGAAGCGGGCGACGTTTCCCATACTCCCCCGTATTTCACTTCCTCGAAAGCGCGCGAAGCGGCGGCGCGGCGGAAATGGCGGCGGCGGCGGAGCAGGTTCGATGCGGACAGCATGGCGCGGCGATCACCAGGTATAGTAGGAAATATTGAGCTTTGCCGACGCGGCCTGTTCGATCAGCCGGATGGCGGTCAGGTCGCCCGAATACCACAGGGAATCGCCGACGGCCAGTTTCATGCCGACCGTGGTGGTCGGGTTGGTGCCGTCGTCGCGCCAGCGGACCGGCTGCGTTTCCGCCTGGATCAGCGCGAAGTGGGCACCGGCCGGGATCGTCAGGGCGGCCGCGGCGGAAAGCGACGTGATTTGCTGATAGCCCAGCGGCGTCAGACGGTGGTCGACAACGTGGGTTGCGGGGCCAGGCATGGCGGCGGCCTTTCGGCTAGATGGTTACGAGCTTGTAGGTCAGGGTCATAATCGAGGTAAACTGACGCAATTCGTCGAGGTGGTCCGGCCAGGCGATCGCCCCTTCCGCCTCGCCGGGAATCTTGGCCGCAATGCAGCGGGCCGTTGGGCTGGCCAGACGTTGGCCTAACAGTAAGGTGCGAATTTCGTCGACCAGGTAGGCCAGCGGGTCAAGCTTCGCGTTGGTCAGGTTCTCCGGGCGATTCTGGACGGCCACGTCGACGTAGTAGACGTGGGCCGTCTCGGCGCGGCCGAGGATCTCGGAGGTCTGGGAGCGGGGGACCACGGTCACGTAGATCGCGTCTTCCATTTCCGAGAGCTTCTTGCGCGGCAGCCATTTCCGCTCCGCCTCGATCTCCTGCGAGAGCGTGGCCGCGGCCAAGAGGTCCTTGACGGCTTCGGCGATCAGTACGGCTTCGGCGTCGGCCATGTGTTGGTAGCGTGTGCGTGCGTTGGGTTGGGGCGTTGGTTTGGGCGGGGTAGTGGGGGCCGGGTCGGCCGGCCTGGGGCCTCACGTGTCCGGCGGCGGAACGGCGGGCCTCCAGGTCGACAGGTGTTTTTCCATGTGCTGGCGAATCCAACGGATATCGGCGGCGATTTGGGCCGTCTGGTTCTCCAGGGCTCGAAGCCGGGCCTCGTGGTCGTCGATACAGACCGCGGCGGCCTCGATCTGGTCCAGGGCGGCGGTCCGGTCGGCAGCGGTCCACCAGACAGCACCCATCAGCGACGTGGCCCAGACGACCACGATGGCGGCCACGGTCAGGATCTGTTGCCATTGCGGCGGTCGGTCTTTGCGGGGCGTCATTTAGGCGGCCTCGGTCTTGACGAGTTTGGTGTGGATGCGCAAGCGGGTCATGCGGGCGTCGCAGTAGCGGAAGGCGGACCGCTGGTCTTGGCGGAGCACCTCCCAGGTGTACTTGGTCGCGCCGACCGTCTGTTCGATCCGGTCGCCCTCTTGCGGCTCGGCGACCGAACCGGCCAGGACCAGGTCGGCGGCCTGGCCCAGGAAGTCGCGGGAGCGGCTTTCCTCCAGTTGGCCGTAGGCCGTTTCGGTGGCCCGGACCGTCTCGCCGATCGAGGCGGCCCAGGTGCAGGTATCCGACCCGCGGCGGTAGACGACCGTCTGGGAGGCGTGCGCTTTGAGCGTCGCCCCCAGGCGGTCGGCGGCGGTGGCCAACAGGTCGGCCATGCGGCAATCCCCAGACGGTTAAGTAGGTTCCTGGCCAGGCGGCGTCGATCAATACGCGTGGGTCGACGGGTGCGCGGCGGCCGTGTCCCGTTCCTGCAACAGCAGGCAGTCGGCGGTTGCCGTGGCCGTGGCCTTCGCCTTGGCACACTTGCCGGCGTAGAGGTTTGCGCCGGAATCCGAGTCGGTGGTGAGCTTGCTGGCGCTCTCGTCCCAGTAGAGATCGACGCCGAAGTCGAACGGCGCGGTGTCGATCGCGGGGAACGTCCAGACGCCGTTGTGCCGGACGGCGCCCTTGACCCCCGCGGCGATCGCGTCGGGGGCAACGACCAGCATGTCGTTATGGACGATGATCTGGCCGGCAGTGACGGCCGAGGCCGGCGTATAGTCCAGATAGTCGCCTTCCTGGACAAAGGAGGCAGTAGCCATCGTAAAACCTCGTTGGTTCGTGTTTCGTGCTTTGTGGTAGTAAGACGTGGTCCGGGCCTCACACCCGGCCGACCGATGTTATCCCGTCGGCTCCGGGATTCGGGCGTCATCACGCGCCGTCGTTGCGCTGGGCCCCTCGCGGGTCGGCCAACGCGACGCCGAAGTCGAAGTAGATGCGGAACTGGATTCCCAAGACGTTAAAGGCGGCCTCGGCCGATTCGATCGTCGGGGCCTTCTTGCCCTGGAGGTAGGCGATTTCCAGGGCGGCCACGTCGGCCGGGTCGGCGAACAAGTACCACTTGGAGTCGGAGTACCCCGTGATGTTCTCGTTGCTGAGATAGGGCGACATTTCGGGCCGGTACTTGCCGGCGTGTGGGTTGTCGGCCGGGCTCTTCTTGTTCGCCGTGGTCGTTTCGTTGACGGTCTCCTTCTTGTAGATGGATTCGGCGGTGACCATCAGGGCCGGCGGCGTCAACAGGATGGCGGGCGTCACGGAGATCGGGTCGCCAGCCTGGTCGGTCTGTTCGGCGAACGTCTTCGCGGCGGTGGCCAGGGCCGCAATTGACAGCGCGGAGCCGGCCCCGGTCAACAGGTTCTTGTTGCCGCTGGAGAAGAACGAGCCGGCGTTGCCCAGTAGCGTCGTGAAGGTAACCTTCTGCAACGACAGCGCGGCCTTGCGGCCGAGGGTTCGCGGGATCTTGAGGAAGGCGCCCATGTCATCGTTGATGATCTGGGGGCGGTTCAGGCCCAACATCAACCCGCGGGTTACCGCCTGGTTGGTGTAGCTATCTTCCCCGAGTTGGCCGTGCTTCAGTTCGCCACTCGGGCCCACCTCTTGCAGTTCCCCCGTGCTGGTGAGCATGTAGCTCGTCGTGGTCTTGAAGTCGGGCACGCTGATCGAGTCGGAGATTCGGCTGGCGACGTCGTCGACCGTGCGGTAGGCGGCCCGCAACGTCTTGTTCGCGACGTTGCCCAGGATTCCGGAGACCGACAGCGTCGAAAAGCCGGAGGCGGCGTGGAGCCCCGGGTCGGTCCGGAGCACGTTGCGAATCTCCTCGTTGCCGAACTGCCCGGGGTGGAAGCTGATCCCGTGGGCGCGCAAGGCGTCGTAGAAAAGCGCCTTGAGGCCATAGCCGCGCATATTGGCGGTTAGGGCCTGGTTCATCGTCTGCTCGGTCTCGCCTTCGGCGACCAGGTTCTCCTCCATGCCCTGGTCAAGCGCCAGCGCGCAGGCCAGGACAGCAGGCGTTCGCCCTTCGCCGTTGCCGTGATTGTGGATCGCCGGGCCGGTCGGGCGGCTGGCGCGGAGGATCTGCAACTCGGTCCGCTCGGTGGTCCAGCGTTCGCGGATGGCGGTCGCGGCAATATCCGTGTGTTCGTCGCCGCACAGGTCGCGGATTTCGCGCTGGCGGTCGACCTCGTCGGCCCCGGCGGCGGCCAGGTCGCCGATCGGGTCGGCGGGCGGAGCGGCCGGCGGCGCGGGGTCGCCGGAGGCTCGGACGTCGGCCGGCGGGTCCGCGGGCGGATCGGTCGGTGGGTCGGCGTCGGCCTGTTCGGCGTCGTAGGCGGCGCGGAGGGTCTTGGTCTGGGCGTCGGAAAGCTCGTTCGGGTCGAAACCCTGGGCGGTGAGCCAGGCTTCAAAATCCATGGAATTTCCCCTTTGGTAGGAAGTAGCGGCGATCGCGGCGGACGTGGAGTTGTCCGCCCCGATGGCACAAAAGGTGATCTCTTGCAGCGTGATGGCACGGGCGACGTAGATCGGGCCCTTGAACGTCCGGCCGTTGACGGTGACCCGTTCGCCCTCGTCCACGGCGACGATCCGGCCGATGGCCGCGCCGATCGAGAGCCGCCAAGGAAAACCGTTGTCGGCGTTGGCCAGGACTTCGGCGGCGGCCGGGCCGGTCCCGGAAATGATCCCGGTCGCGCTGATGCGGCGGTCGCCTACCTTGATGGCTGTCGTGTGGCCGACAATCTGGGCCTGGTCGTGATCCTTGAGGATCGGGCGGTTGCCGGAGGCCACGCGAACGCCGGACAGGTCAACAACCACGGGCCGGTCGAATCCACGCGGGACCATCGGGCCGCCGTTGTAGGCCGTGGCCGTGAAGCGGCGAAGGCGGGGCTTTCCGTCGTCGCCGTCGGCCGCGGCCTGGATGTCGACCGGCTCGGCGGTGGCCTCGATCAGTCGGATTTCCGACGGAACGGAGGCGGCTTGCAGCGTGCGGCGTTCGAACGGATCGGCGAAGTGGCGTGTCATGCGGCGGCCTTTTGGTTGGTGGGTTCGGGCTTGTCGTCCGCCTCGCCGTCTTCGTCGTGGTCGGCCGGCGGAGTAGGCTGGGGCGTGGCCGCGCGGATCCGCTCTTGCTCCTCCTCCCAGGTGTCGAGTTCCTCGTCGGCGTCGTTGCCGGCGTCGGCGTGGATACGGTCGAGCGTGGTCTGAGCTGTCTCGAGCTTGATCTTGTTGGCCTGGGCTTCCTGTTGCGGGTTGACCGGCTCGCGACGATCCCACATCCAGGAAAAGGCGAGTTGATCGAACGGCGGGAGCCCGGCGGGAAGCAGCCCCGGGATGAACAGGGCCTCTTCGAGCCACAGCGCGAAGAGTCGATCGAGGATCTCGATCTCGATTTGTTGCCGCGCCAGTCGCAACGCTAGGTGATAGGTCTGGATGTCGAGCCGGCCGGAAGCGAAGTTGTACTTCGACGCGTCGCCCAGCGCGATGATGCTTGGCATGTGCAGACAGCGGGCGATTTCGCGGAGGATCGCGCAGACGAACACCTCGTAGGTCGTCGACGGATGTTGGGCCTTCATCTGGTCGATGGCCCAGCCCTGGGGGAGTGTCAACAGGGCGTTTCGCTCGACCTCCAGCGCGGAAAGCGGCTCGACGTCGTCGGGCTCTTCGACGGCCCCGGCGTTGGTGTGCATCACGCCGGTGAAGTTGGCCGCCCCTTCGGCCGCCGAGATCGTGGCCAGCGTAAAGCGGCGGAGTTGGGCGAACAGGGGCAGGGCCGGCGTGATCTCGGAAATCCCGCGGAGTTGGCCCGGCCGGTCGCATCGAAACAGATGGCTGACCTTGTCGCGGGGCTCGATCGTGTACTTCAGCGCGTCGGCGGCCGCGGCGGCCGTGTCGGCCCCGGGGTGGGCGCGGAGCACGTCGTAGGCGGTCGGGTTGCCCAGGGCGTCGACGTGGATTCCGTCGATCCGGCCTTCTTCGTAGACGGCCAGGTCGGGGGTCGTGACCTGGTCGCACTCGACCAGCCGCAAGTCGAGCTTCACGCCATGGGTCAGCCGTTCGTTGGTCGTGAATAGGGCAAACGACTCGCCGTCGACGACCTTGGCCAGGGCCATCGTCTGGAGGCGTTCGGCCAGCCGGGCCGATCGGGCCCAGGCGGCAAAGGCGGCCTTGAGTTGGCGTTTGAGGGTTTTGCGCTTCAGCGGATCGGTGATCGTCGGCAACGCGACCCGCAACCGCGGGCCGGTGCCGACCAGGTCGGCGGCCAGCGTCTGGGTGATGCCGCGGGCGTACGAGTTATTGGCGACCTCGTAGCGGGCCCGCTCGCGGATCGTCGTGCGGACCCCGGCCGAGTTGGCCGCGTTGGCGTCAAGACTGTCGGTATTGGCCCAGTGGCGGGAATTGTTGGCGGTCGTCTGGGCGGCGTCGTAGCGGGCGCGGATCGCGACCGGTCGGCGGTCGGCGGAGACCACCGCCGGTTGGCGGCCGAACAGGGCGCGGGCGACGCGATCGAAGATCGCCATGCTATACGGCCCCCGGGGGTGATAGCTTGGTAATCTGGATGCCGCGGCCGGCGGAGCGGGTGGCCGTGTTGGCCTTGCCGTAGCGGTCGGCCTCGATTTGGTCCTTGAGGCCGTGCTGCGTGACCGATTGGCCGTCGATCGTGATCCGCTTGGGGCCCTGGGCGTTGGTTTCGATGTCGCTCGACAGATCAGCCATGGCAATACAAAAAGGGCCTGCGCGGAGGGTGTGGCCTCCACACAGGCCCCAGGTGCCGATGGAACGGCGCCCAGCCGTCCCGCGTTGCTGCCCGTATTCTAGGCGGTCAGTGCCCGTTTGCGCCCCGGTTTCGAGGTGGTCGACGGGGGTTTTGGTACAGATGTGTACTTAAAGTGGCTCATCGGGGCCGTTGGTGGCCTCCGGCGCTCGCTCAGTCGTCCAGAACTGGCGGCCACAGTGGCGGCACTCGCGGCGGCGGCGGGTGAAGTTGGCCACCTGGCGGGTGTAGACCACGCGGTGGTGCGTGCAGCCGCATCTTGGGCAGGGGATCCCCGGGCCTTCCGGGTCGATGGTCGCGGGGATCTGGCGGTCGCTCATCCGGCACGCCTCCCGCGGCGGAGATCTTCGGCGGAGAAGCTGCGGCGCTTTCGCTTGGGCTCCTCACCCAGCAGCCGGATTCCTTCCATCGACGCCCCGACCGCGCAGCCGACCATATTGTCGAACCAGTGGTTGTCGGGCCGGTGGGGATATTCCTTCCACTCGTGGACGGTTCGGCCGCGGCCAAACGTCTCGACGCGGTATTCGGCCCGCTGGTGTTCGGCGAATCGGCGATGATCGCCTTCGAAGAGCGTCAGGCAACCGGGGTCGCCGGGGGCCGTTTTGAAGCGGGCCATGATGGACGATTTCCAGAAGTTGGTGTCGAAAACGATGTGACGAATCGAGCGGCGTTCGGGCCGGGGACTTCGCCAGTTCAGGCCGACGAGGTCGCCGCGCTGGCGTTTCCATTCGTGCATCGGCTTGGAGCTTGCCCCGATGTAGCGGCCGTGGGCGGGCCGGAGGATGGCGGCGTGGGGCGATTGGCGGCAGTAGTCGTAAACGATGTCGGTCGAGTCGGACCAGTTGGCGTCGATCAGCAGCCGGGCAATGTGGAGATCGGCCCCGGTCTCGGTGTGCCAGGGCTTGCCGCAAAGGTCGTCGACCAGGCGGGTCAGGCCGGCCAGGATGGCGGCCTCCTGGCCCATGCCGGGGTGGGCGCGGCCTAGGGTTCGGCGGGCGTCGCGCATCGTGAAATAGCGGATCTTCTGATCGGGATAGGCCCCGTAGTCGACGACCCAGCCCGTAAAGCCCTCGGTCCATGCGGCCACGGTGTAGTAGAGCAGCTTGGCGTGGACGTCG